TAGGTGGACGTGGCAACGTAAATACACGTGCCGTCGAGGTCTGCCTTGGTTTGTTCAACAAGCCTTTTGATTGTGTAGCCAGAATCAATGCAGCCAACAGCTTTGACTGGTCGGTCTTTGATTCTTATGTTGCAGCCGTAGGAATGCTCAATAGGCGTCGAGGGAGCGGCCTTGTGTGAAGGCCCGTTTCCAAAAAGATGGCATTCGCTCATGGTGCGGCGAATGTATCAAATAATCAAGCAGTCGGGGCGGTTCTGAAGAACCGATGATCTCTTGGCAGGCTGATGCCGTACTTATGGCAAAGGTATCCCTCTGTTTTGAGACGATCCATATTTGTAGTCGCAGTCATATCAGATCTGAAAAATTCGACAAGTTCATAATCTGGGACGTTAGAGCTATTCAAATCCCTAAAAAGTTTACCACCTGCATTCCCGCTGCCGCCACTATCTGTTGTTTCTTCATTAATGCAAAGTACACCATCTATCGACCATCTGACATTGTTGCCAAAACGCTGAACTACATGCACTTGTACAGTATCAGTGGTCCCAGTGGAAGATCCGGTGATTGTGGTTACAGTTGAAGAATTGGCGTAACTTAAAACAGGTTTACTAGTTCCATCAAAACTCAATGCGTGGCCATTGGTTGCATTTCCACAGACGTAAAGGCCCTTATTTTCAAACGTGCTGTTGATTTTGACAACAAAGGCGTAGAAGAACTCGGTTCCAGATTTTTGATGGTTGCCGCTGACCGGATTTTTATTTGTTGAGGTCAGTGTTCTGAAGTCACTACCATTCAAAGTTTCGCTGGATATCGTGATTGATCCCGAGCCGAATGTTGTCATCAACGTAGAATTTGTAGAACCATCCCAAGCAAGGTGTGTGATCGTTCCGGATAATGCCGGGAAGAAAGTGTCAGTACGGTGGTTGTAAGCCCCTACCTCTGATGTTGGGCTGAAGTGTCTTGTTGAGTTTGACATGTTGCTGGGTGCCCACTGGAGACCCCCTCTGCCAGCTCGCCCAGCAATACCACGTGCAGCAGCAAAACCACGTGCAGCAGACCGTGCACGTGCCCTGGCCCTAGGAATCACGATTCGATATTGTTGAATCAATTGAAAAAACTGTTCCGAATCGCCCTGAAATCCTGTCATACAAGAAATTATACAGAATCAAAGAGCGTTTGATCAATATCATTTTTTTTGCAGTTTCGAAATGCGTCTCTGATGTATGAGATCAGTTTTTTCGTTGGGACGACTTTGCCCGACTTGCCCTTGAGGCTTTTACCAGTGTGGCGTATCTCTTTGCCGAACCCTTCGACAAACGCTATGAGTTTCTCCTCGCTCCAAGTAGGATCGTCTTCTTGGGTATAATTAGACATTAGTGAGAGCCCTTCTATTGTCATTTTGTTTGTTGGCTGGTTGCAAGTCTGGCACTGCTTTGATTTCTTCTGCAGCCAACGATATCAGAGATTTGTCTGTTTCTTCCGAAGAGAGGTTTGCCCAGCATGGTGACCAAGATGGAGTTCGCGAGCAGCAGAAGATCCAAGACATCACGGGGAAGGTTCAAACAAATCTGACAACCGTGCAAGATTCAGTGCCCAGTTGGCTATCCAGCGTTCAGACTATTGCGTTTGTCATTGGCGGAATCGTCGTTATGGTATTGCTTTGGCAATCCGGACTTGGCATGTTGATGAGAAGGCTGGTAGGCTGGTTCCCTAGAAAAACTCAACGTCAAGCAGACATGATTCACAATGTGTTAGAATCTGGCAAAACAGAAAATCTGAGGGAACTGATCGCTCAGATGAGATCTCAAGACACGCTTCTCGATGAAGCACTTAGGAGAAAAAAGTAATGATGACACTTGCAGCAATGAACTTCAGCGAATTCCTTGGCACCATTTGGTTCTCAAGCCTCTGTGCATTGGTTGGCTGGGTTGGGGGACAAGTGTTCCCTCTGTCTTCAATTATCGCAAAATTCAAGCGTTGATTGAATATAGATCTAAACGAGTTTGACAAGGCGTTGCTCCACTCCATGCTTTCGAGCATGGAGCGGGCAACCCGTAAATACTCCTTGGACGACTTCGACAGTTGGTGTGCAAAAAACCTTCTCATAGTCAATAAGAAGGCACAACTCATCAACCTTAATTTGAGATCTATCCAGAAAAGATATCTGGACATCAAAAGGAAAGTCATCAAAGAGGGCAAGCCTAAGAGATTCATTCTCCTGAAATACCGCCAGGGTGGTTTCACAACGATTGAACAGGCTTTGTCTTACCACATGTCTACCCAGTGCGAGAATGTATCTGTGATGACATTGGCAGACACCCATCGGAAGACTTCAGACATTTTTGAGATTGTTCAGAGATATTACAACAACCATGGTGAAGCTCCTAAGCGTAAGGGGGTTGGCAATAGTTATAGAATGGATTTCCCATCTCTTAACTCCAGATTCATTTGTGGTACAGCAGCGGCGAGTTCCGAGGCTCGTGGTGGCACCTATCAGCGGATCCATGGGTCTGAGGTAGCCTTCTGGTGCCAAGGGGGGAATCAGAAAGATAAGCAACGCGAAGTGATGGCCGGCTTGGAAGAAGCCGCTGCCGAAGGGGAGATTGTCTTGGAGTCCACGCCAAATGGCATGGACCTTTTCCATGACATCTACAATGCGGCGAAGCGTGGTGAGAACGACTACACGCCAATCTTCCTGCCTTGGTACATGGACGAGTCAAACCGGGTGGACGTAGAAAGAGATGAAGCAGAACACATTATGCTGAATATCTCTGATCGTGAGGAAGAGCTTATCAGGCTCCATCAACTTGATGTGAACCAGATCAAATGGCGTAGAAGAACGGAGAAACGTCTTGGCCCACTATTCAGACAGGAGCATCCGGAAGATGATGTCTCATGCTTTCTCACCGGCGGGACATGCAGATTTGATACAAAAGTCTGCGTGGATCTCTTGGAGGGAATACCGGATTATCTCAACGAATCTGTATCTGGTATTAAAAAACGCATGCTCAACGGCAATACGTACGAGGTGCGCTGGGCTGAGCCGGTGGACGGCGTTGAATACGTTGTCGGATGTGATACTTCAGAAGGTCTGCCAGGCGGTGACCGTTGTGGCCTTGGCATCATGCGGCGTGATACGGCTGAACAGGTTGCTGCAATCCACGGCTTGCTCTCTCCTAAAGAACTGGCGAAACATGCCGTCCGCATTTGCAAAGAATATAACAATGCTCTTCTCGGCATTGAAAGGGAAAATCACGGGCATGCGGTCCTAAGCCAAGTCTGGGATTACGGATATCGCAAAAATCTTTTCCATCACCGGCCCGGAAAGCCAGGTTGGTCAACGAATGCGGTTACAAAGCCACAGATGCTTGACGAGATTGCTGACCTTCTATCTGATCCAGACTTGGCAGAGACTTGGGTCAGAGATCGCGAGTTTCTGCAAGAGTGCTTGACCTACGTCAAGCGTGGCAACTCATGGGGCTCGTCAAGCGGTGCACATGACGACTGTGTTATGAAATGGGCAGTTGCATCAATGATGCGTAAACAGAAAAGAATCAAGCCCGGTATCGTGGTGCTTCGCCCCCGCGACGGTCGAAGTCGTCAATCGCGCCCTGGCCCAACACTTTGAGAGAGTTGCCCAAGTCAATTGCTTCTTCGGGATCCAAAACTAAGTTCAGCTCTAACTTGCCTACAACACAGGTAAACAGTATTGGGCTCATGTCAGTAAGACCATCGTCCATGATTGCACAAGAGGCCAAACATGTTTCGCTGCGTGCAACGGTATCGCCGCCGATGATTTCAATGGTCCCGTAACATTCCATCAGGCTATATCCTCAGGGTCCTGCTCGTCCCTCATGTTTTCATAGCCCTCTGAAAACTTATCTTGAATCCAGTCAATCAGTCCAAGGCAAGTCAACACGTTGCCAAACCTGCCCATCTGCACTGATGTATGTTCTCCGTCAGACTTGCTGTAAACAACAACAACTGCGTCTGCACCAACCTCTTCAACGAAGGACGCGATCAAACGCTTAGAAATCATCTTGTCGTATCGTTCAACGTCCCCATCGGTCATAACGCCTCCCGGATCTCAAAGTCAAGTTTTTCAGACTTACGATTAACCCAGAACTGAAGCCAAGCAGCACCTTTTGGCTTTGGTGGACCGCCTCTTTCGATGTGCCAACCTTCGTGTGGCGAGTACTCGTCTTTGTATCCAGCAGTCTTTACATGGACCTGCCTATCAATCATTACGTCGCCGTTACCCCTCAGACGGACTCTTGAGATTGGAACCTGCCATGAATCGTGCGTGTGTCCGGACCAAACAACGTCAGCGTCTGGCTGATAAACGGCTTGTCGGTTTGTTTGGATCACGCCTCTGGTCACAGGGCCGCCTCCGCCATAACCGTGGTGTCTTGCAATAACCAAGTTGTAGGAGGTGTTCCTACGTTTAACTTTGATTCTTACAAAGCCAGCGTAGGCGCCCATTGCGACTCGCTTGTGATCTGACATCGACTGCATTCTTTCAGTAAGTCTTGTTGTCAGACAAGTCTCATGCCTTTTAATAATCGCAGTTTCATGATTGCCTGGGCAGAGAAGTGCAAAGCTGTCAGCGTATGGCCGATAGAAATCTGACGCGGTTGAAACCAAGGCGTCTAAGTAATTACCATTCCTGTGCTCATCACGGCATGCTGAAGTGTCTGCACGCTTGTCCCACTTGCCTTGCATCGCACAAAACAAATCTCCCCCATCGATGATCGGGGCATTTCTTTCAACGGCTTGGTCAAGGTGTTTTTTCTCCATGTCCCAATCAGTGTGAGAGTTGTCATGGTGAACATCTGATCTCAAAAGAATTGATCCAACCCAATCTTTTTTCTCAGGCTCGAAAGTGATCGTGTGGCTGTAACGGTGGTGTTCTGATATGGACCAAGCATCTGTCATTTCAAGATTGCCTTTTGTTGAAGATCATCCAAACCTCTCTTCACATCTGGAGAGATAACATCTTTCTCCTCGTTGTTCTCCTCTTCTTCGTGACTTTCTTCAGATTTTTTTACTTCATCTGGGTGATCCATATGTTTTCCCATCGGTTTCTGTACTCATCAGCGTGGAGTTTTTGCTCTTCTTTCACGTCCATTGTTTTGCAATCAACGATGAACGGAACCCATCCATAATCTCTGGCCAACGAGGCATAAGGGTGAACGGCGGATGTTGTGGCAAACTCATTGTAAACGGCAGCAACTTTTTTATCAGAAGTCAGAACTGATTTAAGGCTCTCTAGGCACCATATCACAGATTCTGTGTAGATCCTGGCGTCGTTCTGTGCAGATTCGAAATCATGAAATAGTTGTTCCGAGTAAACCTCTTTACCCGCCAAGGCCCTTGCGATGACAGATCCAGACCGTGGGACAAACCCTCGGATGATGTATAGAACTTTTTGGCCAGAAATAGGAGAGCGTGGTAATTGATGGTGCATTGAAAATCTACTCATATCGATTGTACATAAATATGATCACACTTTTGTCGATATAATCGATGGCTGCAGACAGTAGGAGGCAGCGTTGACCGAACTATTAAATCCAGCAGCGATTAGTTGCGGCGGCACCGCCTCTACGAGTATTACAACGCTTGGCTTTGCCTTGGCTCAAAATCCATCCCTATTAGATGGGTCAACTTTTGTTCCAATTGGTATATTTATTGCTGGCATCTGCAGTACAGCATTCATGGTCTGGCGAGTTGCCGATCAGAAAAGCAAATACGATTTGGACATGTTTGAGTTGAAAAAAAGGATTGAAGCTCTTGAGCAACAAAAAGAAAAGCAAAATACGGAACAGTAACCCACGACCAAGAGTTTTTGTGGTTGGTTATGACTTGGATGATTTAGTCCAGAACCATTTTCGTATAGGCATTCCTGTTCCAAAGCCAAGAGAAGAACCAGAATCACCAGCAGAGCCAGAGACACCTAGCGACGAGGAAGAGCAAGATGAAGACGATTTACGGGCCTGATGGCAACGCCCTTCCTCTGGAAGAGAGCATCACGGGTAACGCACATGAGCGTAGAACATCTTCTATGGCCATCCGGCGTAGTTACTCAAACTATATTTCTTCTCTTTTTGGCCTCAATGCTGATGCTGCATACCGTGCGACCGAGCCTTTTGAGAACCACGCTTGGGTTTACTGCACAGCAATGGTGCGGGCTATAAACCTTTCTCAAGCGCCATTTTACGTGTACAGAGAAACTGAATCCGTACAGCGGGAGAGACTTAGAACAAAGGCTTTTCCTCGCGCTGGTAAGTCCAGGCGTGCAGTCCAAAGACACTTGACCAAGTCTGCAAATCCTGCGAGATTCAGCGGCTTGAAGGTCAAGGCTTTGGCTCCTGACTTCAACCATCCTGTTTATCAGGTTCTTATGAATGCCAATGAGAACATGACTGGTGCTCAGTTGTGGCAAGCAACCGAACTCTTTATGGCACTCAAGGGTGAGGCTTTCTGGCTTCTTGGCTTTGGCAGCGATTCCGCAGGTGGCCGTGGCGATATCCCTACTGAGATTCATCCACTCAATCCTGACGCGATGAAAGAGGTCATCGACAAAGGCCAACTCGTTGGCTGGGAATACAACCTGAAGGCGTACAAGGGCGGAGAGTACTCCCCTGTTACCGGTAAAGATAGTAAGGTTTTTCTTTCAAAAAACCAAGTTTTGCACTTCAAGTACATCAACCCTGAGAACATGATTCGAGGATTTGCTCCGGTTGGGCCAACCGCTATGGCAATAAAGACTGACATGCTTTCAAAGCAGCACAATCAGTCTGTGTTGGAAAATGGTGCAAATCCTGGAGGAATCCTTATCGACAAGGGTGGCAGTGAGCCTTGGACTGCGGAGGAAGAGGAAAACTTTGTTGAAAGATGGGAGCAGCGTCACAGAGGCCCCGGCAATAGAAGTGAACTTGCGATTCTGACTGGGTCTTTGGAATATGTGCCAGTTGGCATGTCGCCTAGGGACATGGACTACATCGATTCGATCAAGTACAACCGAGAAGAAGTATTTGGGACAATGCGGGTGCCCAAGAGCGTGGCAGGTATTACAGAGCAAATCAACTACGCAACTCAGCTTGGACAAGACTTCAACTTCTGGGACAAGTGTTTGTTGCCTGAGGTCCGATATTTCGAGGACGTCTTGGACGGGAGCCTCTTCTTCTCGCAGACTGACGACGTGGTTGGGGCGTTTGACCTCAGTGGCATTGAAGCACTCAGGCAAAGTCTTATCGACAAAATCGACGTCGTCGACAAGCTGACCGCCCAAAATATTCATATGCCCCCATCCTTGGCATTTGAAGTTGCAGGTCTGACAGTACCGGGTTATCCAGGCGACGACACGGCATTCTCAAATCCAACCCTAGTTCCAACGGAGAGCGTTGTTGAAGACGAAGCGAATGCGGATCCTGATCCAGAGGACATTAGACCAACAATCAAGCCCAGAACGGCTCCAGTGGCTCAGGATTCAATTCCTGAAATCCTGCGAAGCGGAGCAGAAGAGAGT